TTACGATCTGAGATAGTGAGAGACAACATCAATGCGCTGGTAAAGTTTCTGAACGGTGTTGGCACCTGGTCCTGTTGCATCTTTAAAATCGTCACTCTGAAACGCTTCTCTAAGCTTACCGATAACCTCCATAGGATTTTGCCGACGTATATTGTCCGGGTCTGCCGACACGCTGGCGCATACGGCCTCATAATAGGCAGGCGCCAACCGGCCTGTCGCTTCACCATGGGAGTTAAAGCGAGTGAACGCCTGATCGCCGAAAGTATCGGCGATCACGTCGAACGTTTCGACGAAATTACTTTCTAGTTCTCCTAGATCGACACGAATACGCTCGAAAAGTACGTCCTCCATGAAGCCATCCAGCCATTCTTCGATGTTCCCTTTAAATCGATCTTTCGCGGCGATTAAAGCAAAGAAGCGGAGGACGAGCTCTTCATCCGCTCGGAGATCCCTCATCGAAGCTGGAAGACGTGCGATAGCTGCTTTAAATGGACGGTACGCGGCAAGGTTCTGAATCAAGTCATAAAAACGATCGCCGCCTTCGACCATTCGCGACGAACAATTCCGAATTTCTTGCGCGGATAGAAGTGAGCCTCCAGTATTCAACCTTTTGAACAATTCGTACTTAACAAACGAACTTCCTGCCCGATGGATAATGGTCGCACGAATGGGAGTGCGTTTAACTTTAAGTCTGAGCAGTGAGTCTAGAGTATTGAATGTTTTACCGTTTAACTCTTCCATGAAGTCGCAGCCCGAGAGAACAAGCTCAGGCTCGTGGATCGCTACGTGATCAAGGAACTGAAGAGCAGAGCTCGTTCTCTGAAGACCATCGATTAGTTCCAGCACCCCATTTTCATTCTCGATAAGGAATATGGGCGGGATAGGTAACCCCATGAGTACGGACTCAATAAGCCTGGATCGCTGCTCGTTACTCCATCTAAACAGTCTTTGATATTCGGGCCGGATTATGATTTCTTTATCTCTGTGAAGATTAAGAAGCTCTCCAAAAGAAAAATCCACAGCAGTAGTGCGTATTTCTGAGATGGTTACATCATGGTATGTCACGTTCATTTCCTCAGATATCAATTTGGCACTTAACGCACTGGTAATGGGGCGTGCCCGGTGAACATGATCCGTCCGCTTACTTGAAGTTCATCAACTCTATCAGCCGTGAATTCTTCAGGTGCATATCCTGCGGCTACATTATCAGAAGTTAGAAATAGTTTTCCATCTATCGTCCACCGAGCTCTCTTGATTAGAGCGCGATCCATTACGTTGAAGTGATAAATTCTTCCGTCGTCGACGACTTTTTTTGACGAATCCGCGATCAGTAAAGCCCCATCTGGAATAGTTGGCCACATTGAATCGCCTCTAGCTTCTAGCACGTAGCAATGATCGGGACTGGCTCCAAGATTGCGGAGAAAGTCGCGCGCGAAAGCGACTTCGCCCACTGGCAACTCATTTACGGGAATAAGCCCTTTACCGGCGGAAGCACGCGCGTCGAATCGTGGAAGTCGGACCACATTGTCGTCCACGACACTAGAACCCGTTTCGGAAGCGCTGAAAATTTCGCCAACACCACTAAGTAGCCAATTGAGGTTTACCCCTTTTCGTTGGTGAAGTGTTTCCAAAAAACTCCAGTCTGGGAGACGATCGCCGCGCTCGTAGTTCCCAAGAGTGCTGTCTGGCACTCCCAAATCTTTGGCGAACTCCTTACGGATCCGGCCCTCTCGCAGCACTGCAAGTCGCGCCCCGATACCTTCCAACTTCTTAGCAGGTCTACCCATGTCTAAACCACGAATGAGGTTTACAAAAACCCATTTGTGTTTTACCCTCCATAAATACGGACCAAATCACCAATGAAAAGGGAGACCGGCCAGGGCCTCCCTCCTCACACAAGGATCCACTATGCACCGGCCCCAGCAGGCGGACAAGAAGACCCGTAACCCGATCGACAAGATTAGCGAAATGGCGACCGTTAAGAGCAAACTGCTCGTGGCCGGCCTTACGCTTCTTGATATCGACCGATCCTATCTGTTGCCGCGCGGGACCGCCGGAACGACGCTCCGCGAGCCCAACGCGGCGGGGGAAAGGGCGATCGCTGCAGCTCTCGGTACAAAGCCACATCTACTGTGGCGCTCGCGTTACCACGGCTCCGGTCTGCGGAAATCTCCTCAACCCCGCGAGAACTATGAGCGGCCCGCAACGATGGCACAACGCCAAAACGGAGCGGTGGCATAGACATGCGCAACCCGTTCATTCCGTCCCAATCCCGTGTCTGTGACATGGCAAATCTCGTCATGGTTTTTACCGTCGTCGTCGCCGGCCTCGTTGCCGCAAGCGCGAGCCTCATCATGCAGGTGATGCAATGATCGACCGCTTTGACCTAAAGGCGCTCTACGAAGCGCATCTGCATGCATGCGTCGCTGCGGTCCGCGAAGGCTTCCCCCATCTCGCCATTCGCGAAATCCTCGACCCACCGCATGAGTGGTTCGATGCGGCTCTCGCCCGCCAGGTCGCCATGCACCTGATGATCATCGAGCTGAAATGGCCGAAGCGCCGCGTCGTCGAGACTGAGGACCGCTCCCGCGAGGCGATCAACCGAGCGCTGCGCACCATCAACACCCGCATGGAAAGCCCGAGATTTGAAGCCCACTACCGCGCGATGGCGCGGCGTGTGCACGCGCTCATCTCCTTCCAGACCACAGCAGAAGAAGCAGTCGCCTAATGGCCGAGTTCAAACGCATCCTAATTTCCGAGATCGTCATCCCCGAACGCCTCCGTGCGGTCGAGGAAGAGCAGGCTGTGGCGATTGCACAAAGCATCGTTGAACACGGTTTGATCAATCCCATCACCGTTCGAGCTACACCAAATGCCAAGGGCGGGAAGTTCACTTTGGTCGCAGGTGCGCACCGGATGCGCGCGGAACAGATCAACGAGGAAACCGAAATCGACGCCATGATCGTCCTCGGCGATAAGGCTGAGGCGCAGCTTATCGAAATCACTGAGAACCTGTTCAGAAACGACCTCTCTGTCATCGACAGAGCCGTCTTTGTTCAGACTTACCGCGAGGTATGGGAGGCAAAGCACGGCGCAGTCGAGGCGGGTCGCCCAGGAAATAGGGTAAACATTACCCAATTAATCGCGGACGAGGCAGCAGCTGTGGGTGGCTTTACACGCCACGTCGCCGATCGAATGGGGGTATCACGCGAGACCGTCAAGTTACTGAGCCGCATAGCTCAGAACCTGCACCCTGACGTTCGCTCAGCAGTCCGCGGCACCGCTGTCGCCGACAACCAGTCTGCCCTTTTGAAGATTGCCAAGATGGAGCCGCTGAAACAGCGCCAGACGGCAGTTGCTTTTCGGACGGAGCCCGACCTCAAGAAAGCGCTGGCACTCGTCGATCCTCCGGCGCAGCTTTCGAAAAAGCAGATCGAGCAAGCGACCCTCCTCTCTCGGCTCGTCACCGCTTGGGAAGACGCCAGCGAAGAAACTCGCTCGCAGTTCCTGGAGCACATCGGCCTTGCCGAAGGCGCTGACCCGCTGATGGCTGAGATCAAGAGCGAGGCGAACGATGAGTAATCATCCGAGCCAGCTCGATCTCTTCCTGGAGCCCCTCTTCCCGGTGCGCCAAGCCGCCGTCTCGATCGACATCGAGCGTTTCCGTTCCAAGCTCAAGCGCGCGATGGCGAAGGCCATCCGCGAGTGCCCGCATAACCGCGAAGTCATCGCAGCTCGCATGGCGCAGTACCTTGGTCTGCCCAACCTCTCGAAAATGACAATCGACGCCTACACGGCCGAGAGCAAAGCAACGCACGATATCAGCCTTGTTCGCTTCAAGGCCTTTGTCCGCGCGACCGGAGCGGTCTGGCTTTGGGATTTCGTCGTCTCCGAGGATGGCCTGATCATGCTTGAGGGCGACGAGGCACGCCTCGCCGAAATCGCCCGGCTTCAGCAGGAACAGCGTGCCCTCGCCAAAGACCTAAAGACGCTCCTCTCGGTTCCGATCAACATCAAACGACGCGGACGCTAGCGTGAAGCAGTTCTACTCCATTGCCGAACTGGCCTCCGCGAACCTTCCGGATTTGCCGCGCACGGAAAAGAGCCTGGACAACCTTGCTCGCAGTTCGTGGCGTGCTGATCCGAACACGGCACGCCGCGTACCCGGCAAGACAAAGCCAGTCTGGGAGTATCACTTCTCTCTGCTGCCGTCGGCAGCGCAGATGCGCCTCCTAATTATCCATTCCGCACCGGCGAATGACGATCGCGACCTCAAGGCCGAACGTCGGCAGGTGCTTTGGGACCGGTATGAGAAGCTCTCAGCCGAGCATAAAGCCACATGCGAACAACGTTTGAAAGCCCTTCAAATGGCGGCTGAGCTTGAAGACGCCGGCATGTCGGCGAAGGCAGCTGTCACGATGGCGTGTCGCAAGGCCGGCATCGCAAAGTCCGCGTTGTATGAATGGCGCGGTATGGTCGAAGGTGTCGATCGGCAGGATTGGGTTGCTGCGCTCGCGCCGAGCTATCAACCGGATCGCTCTCGCTCGGAATGCCATCCGAAGGCTTGGGAATACATCACGTCCGACTTCCTGCGGCCTGAGGCACCGAAGTTCTCGGCCTGCTATCGTCGCCTCCTCGTCGCCGCCAACAAAGAGAAATGGAACCCGGTTCCGCACGAGCGATCCCTGAGGCGCAGGCTGGACGCCGAAGTGCCAGAGGCTGTCCAAAAGCTTGCCCGAAAGGGCAAGGAAACCGCCAAGGGCCTCTATCCTGCTCAGCGCCGCACGCGCTCGCACCTCCACGCCATGCAGATGGTCAACATGGACGGTCACAAGCTCGATGTCTTCGTGCGGGTGCCTTGGTCCGAGCAGCCGGTTCGCCTCTTCCTTCTCGGCATTCAGGATCTCTATTCCGGCAAGGTTTTGGCCTGGCGGATCTCCGACAGCGAGAACAAGGAAACAGTGCGACTGGTCATCGGCGACATGGTCGAGCAGTTCGGCATTCCGGAACGCATCTACCTCGATAACGGCCGCTCGTTTGCCTCGAAGTGGATCTCCGGTGGCGCTGCGACCCGCTATCGCTTCAAGGTCCGCGACGAGGATCCAGAGGGTCTGCTGGTCACGCTCGGCATCGAGCCTCGCTGGACGAACCCCTATTCCGGTCAGTCGAAGCCGATCGAACGCGCATGGGGCGACCTTGCGGAGAACATTTCGAAGCATCCGTTCTGCGCCGGCGCCTATACCGGCAACAAGCCGGACGCCAAGCCTGAAAACTACGGCAACCGCGCTGTTCCGATCGACGAGTTTCGCGAGCACATCGGCCGCGAAATTGCCGAGCACAACGCCCGGATCGGCCGCAAGGCTCAGACCTGCAACGGTCGCAGCTTCGATCAGACCTTCGAGGAAAGCATCGCGCATCCCGGCACGATCGTCCGGTGGCCGTCGAAGGCGCAGCGCTCACTGTGGCTGCTCGCCTCCGAGATCATCCGTAGCCAGAAGGGTAGCGGCGAAATCCACTACCACGGCAATCGATATTGGAGCCGCGAGCTTAACCAGCACGCCGGTCAGAAGGTCACCATTCGCTTCGATCCCGACAACCTGCACGGCTCGATCAAAGTCTACGACTTGAAGAATGTTCTGATCTGCGAAGCGCCTTGCATCGCCGACGCTGGCTTCGACGATCAGGAAGCCGCTCGCCAGCATGCCCGCAAGCGCCGCGATTATCAGAAGGCTATCGCGGCAGAGAAGGCCGCTCACACGGCGCTTACGGCCGGCCAGCTCGCGGACATTCTCAAGAAAGGCGAGCCTTCGACAGCGCCAGCGCCGACGCCAGTCCGCTCGAAGGTCACGCGCCTCGCGACCGGAAATCTCGCGGTGCAGATGCCAGCGCCGAGCGACGAACACGCCTTTGAAGACAGTTTTTCCCGCGCCTTGTCCCGAGTGGCTGACGAGCGCGCGGTCCTTGAATTCCCGAGAGGGGATCGGTCGGCGAAGTAACAGCCGACTGAATAGCAGAGCCGAAGTGTATTGCGTCCGGTTCCAAAAAAAAGGGCGAGACCAAAAGTCTCGCCCGCCAAGTCAGCCTCAAAGAGGCGCTCTGAAGGAACCATAGTATGAATAAGCATGTAGACACAAGCCGCTTGTCGGGCTGGGAACAGCCAGAGCCAGCGCTCGAATTTGTCACCAAGCACGGTGAGGAAATCGAGGAGTGGCGCGAGATCCGTGAAAAGGTCTCGGCCATCGCCATCTCTAATAGTTGGACGAAAGCCGAGGTCACCCGCCGCAGCGGAATGAAGGAAGGCACTTTTAGCCAGTGGTTTTCCGGCACCTATCTCGGTCGCCTGGAGAACATGACGCGGCAGATGCGTAACTGGGTCGATGCGGTGATCGAGGCCGCGGCCATGCCGATGATCCCCATCTCGCCTGCCTTCATCAAAACCCGCATCGCAGCTGAGATCACACAGACCCTGCAGTGGGCACAGATGACGGCGGACTTCGTTATCATCACCGTGGCAGCTGGCAACGGTAAGACTGCGACCTGCCGCCACTACAAGGCGACACACCCGCACGTCTATCACGCCACAATCAGCCCCCACACGAAGACGGTCCACGGCATGCTCGTCGAGTTGTCGGCCGAGTTGGGCCTGAACGAAAACAACCCTGCCCGCCTCACCCGCGCGATCGGCGCTAAGCTTGAGCGTGTCGGCGGCGGATCGCTCCTCGTCATCGACGAAGCCCAGAACTTGGTCGACGACGCAATCAACCAGCTCCGGCACTTCTCCGATATCTACCAGTGCGGCATCGCCCTGGTCGGAAACGAAGAGGTCTATTCTCGCTTTGTCGCGCAGTCGAAGGGCCGCTCCTACGCCCAGCTCAAGCGCCGCGTCGGAAAGCACCTCCGCCGCAACAAGCCGTACGCTGACGATATCGCTTCCTACATCAAAGCCTGGGGCGTCACAGATGCGGATAGCGTCCGCCTGCTGACCGGTATCGGTATGAAGGGTGGCGCGCTCGGTCAGATCGACAAGACAATGAAGCTCGCCAGCATGGTGGCGCTTGCCGACGACCGGGAGGTCACCGTCCGGGACATTCAGGACGCCTGGAGAAATCGCGATGTGGAGGACCTCGGATGAGCCGCGCCCTCCCCAAACTCAGCGACAGCCTCGGCGCGCTCCTCAACCGGTTCGCACCCTTCGAGAAGATGGGCGAGAAGGAGGTCGCCGAGATCGACCTGCAGAGCATCAAAGGCATCACAAGCCATCTTCGACTGATGCGTATCATGGCTTCGAACATAGAGCGCGAGGTTGAAACCTACCGCCTCATCGACGCCGGCCGCGTCTTCTCGTCGACCATCGAACAGGTCGCCCAGGACGCCGCCGTTGGCCTCATCCTCGAAACCAGCGGCAATGTCATCAAACCAAATTTCAGGAGGGATCGCTGATGTGTGGCGAACTGTTGTCTGACCATCTCTTTGCCCTCTGCGAGGAGATCAAGCCTGCCGTTCACGGCGGCAAGTACGTAACCGGCGAGGAATTTTCCGCGCTTCTAAGACGGCTCAACACCGCGATGGCACTTGCTGAGGACATCGAGGAGGAAAAGCGCCTTCTCGAACGCCGGAACCTTTTGTCCGGCGGCCGCACACTGCCACTCGCGATCGTCGGCCCAAACGTAGTGCCGTTCCCATCGCCAACCCCGCGAGGTCGAGAATGACCGAAGGATCAGGAAATGTCAGCTTTCCGCTGACCGAGCTGGTCGATCAGGTCGTTCCTCTGGTTGAGGAACGCCTTGAGGCCAAGTTCGCAGGAATGAAGGTCGCCGCTAACAAGCGGCGGTCCAGGCTCGACAGTTTTGAGGTCGCCGTGTCCGCAGTCATCAAAGCCGTGGAACGGGTCGAGAAGGCCCGCAACTCCCGAGACGAGACCCCCTCAATCAACGCACTCGTCGCCGCTGCTGCTGGGCTCAGGTCCGCGCGGCTCAACTACGTAAAAGGAAACTGAATATGGAAGCTGTAATCCTCGAAAGCCGCGTCGATGGCATCACGCTTATCAACGGCAAGGAATACATGACCGACGCCAAGGGCGCGTTCGTGCCGCTTGCAATGGTGAAGCCACAGCACAAGCTCGAAGACGAGACCGTCCGCAAAATCATCGCTTTTGCCGTCGACCTCAACGCGCAGATCGCTCGGTTCCGCGGGCACACCATGACCGACCTCGGTAGCCTGGATGCCCTGATTGCCCAGGAATATAACGCCAAGATCGGCGGAGCCAAAGGCAACCGCACGTATCAGACCATCGACGGGCTCATGAAAGTCCAAGTGCAGGTTTCCGAGCAGATCGATTTCGGGTCGGAGTTGCAGGTCGCAAAGTCGATCATTGACGAGTGCCTGACGGAATGGTCGGCCGACAGCCGTGCCGAGATCCAGTCGATCATCACACGCGCCTTCAACACTGACCAGGAGGGCAAGATCAACCGGGCCGAGATCTTCATGCTGATGCGGCATCAGATTGCGGACCCGCGCTGGCAGCGGGCCATGGACGCGATTCGGGATGCCATGCGGGTTACCGGCTCCAAGGAATACGTCCGCTTCTATACCCGCAAGAAGATCACTGACAGCTGGCAAGCCGTCACCATCGACTTGGCAAAGGCGTGAGGTGCTCGCCATGAACCGGCATCTCACCACAGATCAGAAGATCGCTCGCCTCGAGCACACGATCGTCATCCTTCGGCGCAAGCTCGCATCGATCCCGACGACTGCGGAGGCCGACGATCTCGGCATCCGCGCCGCCGAGAAGCGGGTGAAGGGCGAGCTGCAGAAGGAGCTTTCTGCTCGGTTCCGTTTCGGATCGGACGGCAAGTACCACCTGCAGATGGCAAACGTCACCTCCTCGTCGCAGGACGGCGGGATCAGTCTGTTTCGCCGCTGGCACATCAACGCCAGTCGGACAGTCATCATGATGAAGGTGAAAGCAGCATGAGGACGCTCGTCACTGGTGGCCGCAACCCAAACTTTTTAGCGCCTCGGTCTGACTTACAGCTCGTATCCGCGCTTCATTCCCACAAGGCCTGCATAAAATGTCGATGTGTGCTCCTGGAGCACGAGAAGCTGCCTTCGAGTAACAGAGGCAGCCTCTGTGAAAGCCGCATCTGCACTGATGCGCTCATCATCAGTAAGAGTGTATTGGGAGCGATCCAAGCCTATAGGCGGCGAGTAATTCTCAGCTCTTGCCCAACAGTAAGTCATTTCGTTGATCGCGACGTGTATACGCGTGAGTGCGTAGTTCATCTCTCCATCAAAAAGGTCGTGGGCCTGCTGTATTGGAGCTCGATCAAAAAACGCTTTCAACGTCTCCGCCGGACCTCGATAATTGCGCTTCCCAGCATCGAAGTGCGTCAGTGCCCGTTCATCGCTGCGGAAAATGTGCTGCAGCCTGTTCAAGCTGTCGCCCACGTAATCTTCATAGTCCTGAAGCTGAGGGTGCACAGCACGATCTGCACGAAGTCGGTCCGCACGTATTGTGAGCGCCACGAGCTCGCGATGTCTCGCTTCCTGTCTTGCATCAGTTTTTTCCATCGTGAGAACGGTCCAAGTTGCAGCAGCAACCGCAGCCATACCGGTGAAGAGCGTTTGAAAGTCAGAGATGATGTTTCGCCACGTGTCGCCGCCGGTTTGATCTTTCACAAGCCGCGGCTCACCAAAAAGGATCGGGGGTATAAGCGCACTCGCTGCGATGACCGCGATAAGACCCAACCAAGTCCATTTTCTGAAATTCATCCCAGCGCCCCTCTAAGCGTACGTCGGCGCACAACATGGCATGGCGACCAAGAAGTCGGAAGTCGATCCGTAGACGATGAAGGCGGTTGCAAAACAGAGCTCTTGCGCACTGCTTACCGTTCCTCTCAGCAGATAGGCGGAATTTGCTGATGAAGTCCTCTATCACCGCTATCCACGTTGCCAAGAAGCAGCTCGCCCTCGACGACGACACCTATCGTGCCAAGCTCCTCCTGATCACTGGCAAGAGTTCCACGAAGGACATGAGCGAGGACGAGCGCCAGCAGGTGCTCACCGTTTTCCGCAACGACGGCTTCCAGCCCGCAGCTGCAAGCCGCCGCCCGAACGGCCGCAGGAAGCTAAGCGGCAAGTTCGCAAAGAAACTGCAGGCGCTCTGGATCGCCGGTTACAATCTCGGCGTCTTCCGCGAGCGCGACGACAGTGCAATGGAACGCTTTATCTTCCGTCAGACGAAGATCGAGAGCGAGCGCTGGCTTCACCACTGGGACGATGCACGTGCCGTCATCGAGGCGCTGAAGAAGTGGCTCACCCGCGAGGCCGGTGTTGATTGGTCGAGCACCAAGCACACCCGGGAATACATGCTGAAGGACGGCTACAAGATCGCCCGCGCCCAATGGTCGATCATATCTCCGAAGGCACCAAACGATTTCTGGCCGGTCGTCACAGGCCTGCTCGACCGCCCTACCCTGTTCCGGGACCCGAGCGATCTCGACTGGATCTCCGTCATGAACCACTTCGGTGAGCAGATCCGAAGGGATGCGCTTCAGGCTCACCATGTCTGATCAGCGCGACCGCCTCTGGCTCACTCCCCTTCTCAACAAGATCGCCGGCGTTTCGAGCATTGAAGCCGCTCTTGCGATCGGTACTGAAAAGGCCGGCCAGCAGATCTACATCCCCGAAAAGGTGAAGCCTGACCACTGGCTTGCGAAACTGGTCGGACAGAGTGAAGCGGACGCGATCGCCGCAGCGTTTGGAAGCCAGCATCTTATTATCCCGCCCGCGCTTGCTGGAGCGAAAAGGAAGAGAGCGGCGCTTATTGCGGCGCTGATCGAAAAAGGGTACTCAACAAACGAGATCACCCGAGTAACTGGTGTTGCTCGCTCCACTGTCATGGAGCATCGGGCCAAACAGGCCCCTAAAGACGATCCTCAGGGCTCCCTCTTCTAAGATCTAGTTCTTAGACGTCCGAAATCGGACGCGCGATCCTTTCTCCCCTTATTGCCATTGTCGCCTCCACAGACCGGTCCATCCCCGGTCGTTTTGAGCGAGCGACATGCGACCCATCAACGAAATCATCGTGCACTGCACGGCAACGCCGGCCGGTCGGCCTGCTTCCGTCAAGGACATCAACGCATGGCACCAGGCCCGCGGCTGGTCCGGGATCGGTTACCATCGCGTTATCGGGATCAATGGCGAGCGCTGGCAGGGCCGCGTCATGGAGAATATTGGCGCTCACTGCGAGGGCCACAACACTGGCACGATCGGCGTCGTCTATGTCGGCGGCCTGAAGAGCGACGGCAAGACGGCCTTCGACACGCGCACCAACGTCCAGAAAGAAGCGCTTCTCGAAGAGCTGCTCGCCCTGAAGAAAGCCTACCCTGGCATCGTGAAGATCTCCGGCCACAACGAGTATGCCAACAAGGCGTGCCCGTGCTTCAACGCATCGGCCGAATACGATGGCTATTTCGAGGGCGGCAAGACATTCCAGCCAATCCTCGATGCCACGCTCTCGCGCGGTATGACCGGCCTAGCCGTCGAGGAATGGGCAGACCAGCTTGCGACCCTCCGAAGGAAGATCGGTCACCAGTGGCCTGTCGTGCCGACGTCCGTCTTCGATCAGAACCTCGAAATGGTGACGCGTTGGTTCCAATCCGAGCGCAAGATCCTCATCGACGGCAAGGTCGGACCGCAAACCCGCGACGAGATGGACCGTGCCCTCAATGGCACCGCACCTTTCCATGCGCTGCTGGATAAGGCCGCCTGATCATGGAGCGTCCTTCCTACAGTTCTTCGCGCTGGTATCTCTGGGCGTCCTTTGTCGGCGCCTGGGCGGTTATCGTCATGCTGACCGTGGGCGCGATACTCGGATCAGAGCAGGCCGTTGGGTTTGGCAATATCGCCCTTCCGACCATGTTCGCCATCATCACCGGCAATCTCGCTGTCCACCGCGGTTTCGGCTCGGCCGACTACCGGGCTCAGGGCAAGGCCCAGGCAGCAGCAAAGAAGGATGCGGCATGATCCCGGCATGGATTGCAAAGGCTGTCACGCCGCTTCTGATCGTCGGCGCAATGCTAATCGCCGCGCTGCTGCTCGGCTGGTTGGCCTTGCGAACCGTCAACGAGATGGTGAGCGACGCGCGCGCGGCCGCGATCACCGAACGAGACGGGGTCTGGGAAGCGAAGATCGAGCGCGCCAACGCCGCGACGAACAAACAGGCTGCAGAGCAAGTCTCCGCTGCCATGACGATGCAGGCCGAAGCCACCGACCAGGTGCGCTTTGCCGAACAGCAACTCGCAGAACTGAAGGTGAAAAATGCGCAGCTTCCGCTTCGTGTCGACTGTGGCCTTAGCGGCGATCGCGGTCGGCTGCTCCCAAACTGATCCCGATCGCGAGCCTGTCGTGATTACCAAGTCAATCCCGTTCGAGCTGCCGCCTGAGGTCCGCAAGCCTTGCCCGGCGCTGAGCGCGAAGCCCGATCGCGACATGCCGGAGGCCGAAGTTTTTGACAACTGGGCGAGCGATCGCACGGCGCGCAATATCTGCGAGATCCGCAGAGCTAAAGCGGTCGCGGCGGTCGATGCAGGAGCACGGCCGAAGTGAGCATGGGTGAGCGAGGACTGGACCTGGCCGACTTGCGCGCCTCTCAAGAGCGAGAGGCGTCGTTGGCTGCAACACGGGAAAAGATCGGTCGGACCGGCCGTGAAGAATGCGTGGAATGCGAAAGGCCGATCCCGGCCGAACGCCTGGCTGTGGCTCCCTTCGCGCTTCGGTGCGTCCCCTGCCAGCAGGCTCACGAACATGAAGGTCTACGCCGATGAATGCCTCCAGTGCCGCCTTGGACGTTGCTCCCCTCATTTCCTGGATCGTTGCCGCGATGACGATCCTCAATTTCATGATCCTGCTGAAGGGCATCATCTCGTCCGGAGAGAAGAAGCTCGAAGACCGCCTGGTCAAAGCCGAGTCGAAGCTCATCGACCACGACCGCCGGATCCAGACGGTCGAGAGCGATATGAAGCATCTGCCGGATAAGGAAACGACGCACCGGATCGAGATGACAATGATCACGATCGTCGGCCGCCTCGATAAGCAGGATGCCACACTGGACGGTCGCTTCAGCGCGATGGACGCGCAACTGAAGCCCATCCAGGCGATTGGCGAGCGGCTCAATGATGTCCTGGTCGACCAAATGAAGAAAGCGAGCTGATGATCCCACTGGCCATTGATTATGAGAAGGTGACCCGCGAAGACGCGCGCCTGATCATTTTGCGCGCGCTGTCCGAGCAGACGAACGACAGTCTGGCGAGCAGCACGCTCGAAGTCGTTCTCGATGCCTTCGTGATCCGCAAAGACCGAGACTGGGTCCACGACCAGATGGCGCACCTGGCCGAGCATGGTGCCATCACCGTTGTCGACGCTGGCACCATCAGGATCGGTACCATCACGCAACGTGGCTGGCGGCACCTGCAGCGCGAGCTTGTTCTTCCGGGTGTAAAGCGTCCAACCGTCGCAATCCAGAGGGTGATCAGCTGATGCGAAGCCGCCTGTCTGGTATCGAACTTCTGCCCGAAGAGTGCGCGCCGATCGTGGCTTCGGCTGCTGCCGCCCTGCAGGACAGGGACCGGACACAGGTCGACATCTACGAAGAATTCTTTGCGCAGCTTGAGGCTCTGAAGAGAGAGCATCGCGGCGAGCTGGAATTCGTCATTCCATCATTCAGCGCCTTTAACCGCTACAGCATCAAGCTGGCGACAGTATCCTCGCGCCTCAACCAGACCCGCGAAATCGCAGCGACGCTAGCCGAAAAGTTCGACGTCTCGGACTCCGACAATCTCACGCTGATCGCGGCAGAGACCATCAAGACACTGATCTTCGAACTGCTCACGAATGGCGGTGAAGCCGGCCTCGATCCGAAGGGTGCAATGGCGCTCGCCAACGCGTTGCGGTCTGCCACCCAGGCGCAGGGGATTTCGACGGCACGCCGTCAGAAGGTCGAGAAGGAATTCGGCGAAAAGGTCACCGACGCTGTCGAGGCCGTCGTCAAAGCCAAGGGCGTTTCCGCCGAGGGCGCTGAAGAGATCCTCTCGAAGATCCTCGGGGTGCAGAAGTGAGTGCACCTTTTTCGAAAGAGGAATGGGCGGAGATCCGCCGCCAGTCGACCGAAGTGCTGCCTGATCTCCTGGATCAGGTCGGGCTACCGAAGGCGCTCCTACCCTATCAGGGCAGGACGATCGCCAAGCTGGAAAGCTCGACATGCCAGGTGCTCTTCATCGAAAAGAGCCGCCGTATCGGTCTGACCTGGGGATTTGCATCTTACGCCGTCCTGCGCGCCGGCCGCGCGAAAGCCGCCGGCGGCATGGACGTCATGTATATTTCCTATTCGCAGGACATGACGCGCGAGTTCATCGACGCTTGTGGGATGTGGGCTCGGGCTTTCTCGACTGCTGCCATCCAGATGGACGAGTTTCTGTTCGACGACAGCGACGACGAAGGCGTCCGCGCAATCCAGGCGTTTCGTATCCGGTTTGCCTCTGGCTTCGAGATCGTCGGCCTATCCTCGGCTCCACGATCGCTGCGCGGCAAGCAAGGCGTGGTCATGATCGACGAGGCGGCGTTCGTCGATAGTCTGAAGGAGCTGCTGAAGGCCGCGCTCGCCTTCCTGATGTGGGGCGGCCAAGTCGTTGTCTGCTCGACCCACAACGGCGCGGAAAACGAATTCAACGTGCAGATCCAAGATATCCTGTCGGGCCGCTCCGCCTACGATCACATGCACATCGATTTCGACGAGGCGCTGATCGACGGACTTTACCAGCGCATCGCCCTGGTGACGGGAAAGACCTGGTCGCCAGAGGCGGAAGCCGACTGGCGCGAGAACATCATCAAGTTTTACGGCGATGGCGCGGATGAGGAACTGTTTTGCGTTCCAACGATGGGCAGCGGCGCGTGGCTGACCGGCCCGCTGATCGAAGCCCGTATGACGTCCAACGCACCGGTGCTTTATCTCGATCTGCCGCCGAACTTCCTGCACCTGCCCGAGCTGGAGCGGCTTGTCCTTCTGGCACCGTTCATGGAGCAGCTCGAAGCAGCGCTGAAACTGCTCGATCCGGCACTGATGCACGCGCTCGGCTTCGACTTTGCCCGCGTGGCCGACTTGTCGGTGGCTTCCCTCCTGTCGATCGACAAGACACTGAAGCGATCCAGCGCCCTGACTGTCGAGATGCGCGGCGTTCCCGGTGATGAGCAAAAGACCATCATCAAGATGATCCTGCAGGCAGCTCCTCGGCTTGTCGGAGCAGCGTTCGACGCCACCGGCATGGGTTGGACAGTTGCGGAAGATATGGGCCGCATCTTCGGCCTTCGCGACAAAGACAATCAGGGCGGCCTCGTCCACGCGATCAAGTTCTCCCAGGAATGGTACCGCATCAACATGCCGCCTCTTAAGACGGCATTTGAAGACGATGCGATCGCGATCTCCAAGGATGACAATCACCTGTCCGACCTTCGCCTGGTCAAAGTCATCCGGGGCATTCCGATGATCCCGGATTCGCGGACAGGCGAAACCAACAAACGCCGTCACGGCGACTTTGCAGTTGCCCTGGCGCTTGCTCACTTCGCCAGTCGGATGCAGTGGCACGAATACGGCTACATTCCTGTTCCGCGCGCACCGACCAAATTTGACAGCGGTTCGTCCGGCCGAGACGACGGTGCCCCATACCGCCTGTCTGGAATGCGCCGATCGAGAGGGATCTACTAATGGCAGGCATCATCGACCAGTGGGGCAACCCAGTCAGCACCGTGGCTCTGAAGAAGGAACAGGCAGCACCCACGATGATGGGCGTGCGCCGGCCGAACAACGACCATCAGGCGTCGGGCCTGACCCCGGCCAAGCTCGCCCGGATGTTGAAGTCCAGCATCAATGGTGATCCGGAAGCCTATCTGGCGCTGGCCGAGGACATGGAAGAACGCGACCTGCATTACGCCGGCGTTCTGATGTCTCGCAAGCTACAGGTCGCCGGTCTTGAGATTACGGTCGAAGCCGCGAGCGACAGCGCCGAGGACGTGGCCAATGCTGACATGATCCGTAGCTTCATCGACCGCGATGCGTTTGAAACCGAGCTGATCGATATCCTTGATGCGATCGGCAAAGGCTTCTCCGCTACCGAAATCATCTGGGACACATCGGAAAGCCAGTGGGAGCCGGTTGCTCTGAAATGGCGGGATCCGCGCTGGTTCCGATTCGCAGACGAAGACGGTGAGACGCCGCTTTTGCGCGACGTGACCGGTGATGTTCCTCTGTCGCCATTCAAATGGGTATTTCACCAGGCGAAGGTGAAGTCGGGCTTGCCAATCCGTGGCGGTATTGCTCGCGCCGTGTGCTGGACATTCCTGTTCAAGAGCTTCACGCAAAAGGACTGGGCAATCTTCTGCGAAGCCTACGGCCAGCCGCTGCGCCTGGGCAAATGGGGAGAAGGCGCGTCCGAGGCCGACAAAGAAGTGCTCTTGCAGGCGGTCGCCAATATCGGCGTAGATTATTCGGCGATCGTGCCGGCATCGATGTCCGTCGAGTTCGTGAAGGCCGATATCGCCGGTTCGCACGAACTCTACCTGAAGCGATGCGACTGGCTCGATCAGCAGGTGTCGAAAGTCGTTCTCGGCCAGACCGGGACGACCGACGCAATCGCCGGTGGATATGCGGTTGGCAAAGTCCATAGCAGCGTCAAAGAGGACATCGAACGCTCCGACGCAAGGCAGCTCGCCGCGACCCTGAAGCGCGATCTGTTCAAGCCCTACATCGACCTCAACATGGGCCCGCAGAAGGCATACCCGGACATCAAGATCGGGCGACCCGAGCAGCTCGACACGAGCAAATGGCTCACCGATGTAAAAACCTTCGTGAGTATGGGCGGCAAGGTCGGCATGTCGATCGTCCGCGACAAGCTAGGCATCGAAGAGCCGGGAAAAGACGAGGAGCTGCTGGGAGCGCCGGCAAAGCCAGACGATGGTCACCAGGATAAGAAGTCGCTCAAGCCGAAGGATAAGACGCCGATCGGCATTGCTGCTCATCGCGCCGACCTGAACGCTCCGAAAGACGCTATCGACACCTCGATAGAGGACATGCTCGCAGCCGACGGCTTCGAGATAGCGGTAGACAACATCATCGAAGGGTTGGAAGCGAAGCTCGGTCGCGCCGCGACAGTAGAAGACGCGCGGACGATCCTCGCCGATCATCTCCGCCAGATGGATGTTGAGGCACTTGCCGATCGGCTTGCGAAGGCGTCGTTTGCCGCCCGCCTGGCCGGCATCGCGAACGATCCTCTGTCGGATAATCTCTGACATGATCGAACTGAGGCCACTGCCACCGATGGACGCTATCCGGGCCTTCGAGGCCCGCAAGCCTGACCTGGTCGGCACGTTCTCCTATCTCGACATGTGGCGGGAGGAGCATGCCACATCCTTCACCGTCGCCAAGTCTGCGGGCTTCGATATCCTGAAGGACATTTCCGATGGCTTCGAACGAGCTTTGAAGGAGGGTCGAACTCCGCGGGATTTCGCTCGTGACCTTCGACCACTGCTCCAAGCCAAGGGTTGGTGGGGCAAAAAGCTTCTTGAGGATCCCCAGACCGGCGACTTGGTCGCGGCCCAGCTCGGCAGCGATCGCAGGCTGCAGACGATATTCGACGCAAATATGCGGACCTCATACGCAGCAGGCCACTGGGCTGGTTTTGAGCAGAACAAGCGCGGCCGTCCGTTTCTGCGCTATGTGGCTCTCCTCGACGATCGCACCCGGCCGGCGCACCGGGCCCGGCACAATCTCGTCCTGTCTGTCGATCATCCTTACTGGGATGAATGGGCCCCGCCCTGCGGTTGGAACTGCCGCTGCACAATTCAAAGCTTGTCGCAGCGAGACGTCGATCAGCTCCAGGCCGAGGGCGAAGATCTGCGATTTGAGGCACCGGAAGACACTTTCCGCAATTTCCTCAACAGGCGCACTGGAGAAATCACCCGCGTCCCTGACGGCATCGATCCTGGCTGGGCGTACAACCCCGGACGCGCTGCCTACGAGGCACGTATCAACCAATCGCTGGCAGAAAAAATTGCCGATGCACCGCTCATTTTTATTACGGCTGCTGTGGATGAACGATTATCTAGTGTCGCCTTCGAGCGGTTCCTGCGCAACCCAAAGGGCAGCATGCCTGTGATGGCAATCCCAGAGGCCATCTCGGAGGCTCTTGGCCGGGATGTTCGGGTCGCGTTACTCTCCTCGGAGATAATGCAGAAGCAGGCTCGACGTTATCCTGAGCTGACACCTGCTGATTACCGCGCAATTCCATCGATCGGTGGTGAGCCGACGCTTGTCTTCCAGGACAAGGAGCGAACGTTCGTATCGACTAAACTCGCGGACGGCCGCTGGCGGTACATCGCTCTGAAGCTAACCGCTACCGGCAAAACTGCTTATTTGACATCCTTCCGCTTCGCACGGGAGGAAAACATCGTGCGACTTTTGGAGCGAGGCGATGTGAAGCTCTTATTGGACCGACGTGAATGACTGCGTAAATCAGGAAGCGGCGAGTGATACGCCCAGTGCGCTCGCCACCTTAGATGTTCAGTAGCAGGTGGTTGACGAACCGTTCTGGCGATGCGAGAGCTTCACTACGTAACAGCTGGGGGAAAGCATGACAGTCGTAGTTTCCTGCGTGAATCTAAAAGGTGGCGTTGGCAAAACCGCGCTAGCGGTCAACTTCGCTGCTTACTGCGGTAAGAACGGCTATAAAACGCTCTTGGTCGACCTTGATCCGCAGACGAACGCCACCTTCTCATGCATTTCGCCTGAGGCTTGGGCAAAGCACCGCAATGAAAATGGTACCGTTGCCGACCTGCTAGGGGTGAGGAACACGGAACATGCCGAAGGAAACGTCAAGACTACCGACGATGTTATCATCGAAGATGTATTCCCCGGCGTTGACCTCGTTCCCTCTGACCTCAATCTGTTTACGATCGATCTTGATATTGGTGGAAGAAACGCGCGCGAGAAATTGCTGAAAAAAGCGTTGAAGGACATCATGGACGAGTACGACGTCATAGTATGCGACTGCCCGCCAAACCTGACGCTTCCGACACAGAATGCTTTGGCGATCAGTACACATTACGTCGTACCCGTATCTCCAGATTTTCTCTCGAGCCTTGGCATCGCTCTACTCATCAGGCGGGTAAAGAAGTTTGCCGATGACATGGAGCTTGAAATCAAGAATGCGGGGATTGTGTTATCCCGGGTTGGCCGACAGTCCGCTTTTCGAGACCAGACGACCGCCGATCTTCGAAAACAGTTTCCCCGGCAGATGTTCAAGTCTGAGATCAAAGAACGTTCCGCTGTCACGGAAGCTACAGCTAAGAACAAGCCAATCTATGAAATGAATGATGCTCAAGCGAAGCAGGAATTCGCTGCTTTCTCAGCCGAGCTCATCAAGAAATTAGGCCTCTGATATGAAGACACACGAACTCGCGAAGGCTCTGCAGCAACTAGGGAAGATTTTGCGGGCGATGCCTAACCAAGAACTTGATGGCTTGGGATCAGCCTTAATGGGTGCGCCTCCCCAGCAACCCATTGGTATCAGCCTCTCTGCGTTGGCGGCCCTTTCGAAGTACAACAAGCTGGACTGGGAGAAGGTCATCCGTGATTTCGAACTTCCGCTCGAAGTGCGCGCTCGGGACGGTGCTCGCGACGTTATGGGAAAGATCATCACTTATCTTGCCGAGAATGACGCCGAACGGGACCGGGTAGCTCGAAAGTCGACAGCGTCCGATTCTGATCGGCCATCCGAACTCTCCTCCGCGTTACAATTTTTGCTGAACAATGGCTAAAATTCCTGAAGCGGTAGCCGCAAATCATCAGGCTTTTGTTACAGCGTTCTCCAAAGCAATCGCCGACAATATTAAGCTCTTAAGCGGCAAAGACGTCCTGATTGAAAGCTATGCTCGTATAGCAGCGGTCAATGCGATCAAAGTTGACTTGCTCGAACGAAATTTGTCTCCGGAGGCAGTTCATTTCTTTTACGAGGCCCATAACGACGCGGTTCTTTCTCATGTTAACGCAAGTTTTGGCTGCTGGCGTCCGGCACTACAGGCGCTCCGGAGCTTCATGGAAAACACGTTCTCCGCGGTTTACTATGCCGATCACCCTGTCGAGTTGGAAAAGTGGAAGAGCGGAAAATTTTACATTCCACCGAAAGAACTGCGAGCGTATGTCGCTGAACATCCGAAAGTTCAAGACTTGGCTAAAAGCTTGGATTTGAAGTCTCTCATCGATAGTGAGTATGCCACTCTTTCTAAGGCTGTTCATGCCTCTAACTCCCTGTTCAGGATGACGTCGGCAGATGGGAAAACTTCTATCACTAAGCCGAACCAGGCAGACCTCGGTAAGTGGGCGACACGCGAACGAGAGACGGTGAGCCTCTGCGTAACTATCATCGCATCTGTTATGCGCGATCATCTCGAGGGTGCCAAGCAACCTCAACTGCGTGATGCTCTCAGCATCGTGGTTAGTTCGTCGTGTCGGAAGGCGCTTAAAACCCATTGTGGTATTTCGATTCCCAGCCCTGAATAAGGAGGACGGACATCTCAGTCTGACCAGCGACCTGTGACAGTTCGTTACTCCTACAAGGAATTCCGAGTGACCGTGGAAAATGATTTTTCCGCGGTGAGGCCTTCCAAGAACCTCACATTGTGAACCTGTAAGAAGACAGTCCTACGGCGGGGAGAATTACACCGTGTCGCGCGCACCAAGGGATTTCCACCGGTTCCAGTAGGAATGCAACAAACGGCTCAGGAGCGCTGCCAAGAGTGCGAACGGGCGGTTGCTGCCGAAATACCCCTGAAGCCGCTGTACGGGCTTTGAAGTGGCTTCGAAATTCATCGATCGGTCCGTTGCCCGCTCGATCATGTCGCAGTATGGTCGGACGACGCGATCCCTCCCACTAAGCGGTTCGGGGAAGTCCGATTTCGGACGAAAGAGTGAGTGCCTGCATCGAGCTTAGATGCACTCATGAAAAACGCCGTCGCCGCTCTCCTTGCATCTTCGCTCCTCACTGCTCACGCGACCGATCTTCCGGCTACTGCGGCCGATCATCCGTGGGTGCTGCTGATCCCGGCCGGGACGTTCTCGGGCCGTGATGGTCGCGGTCCATATCATGCCGGTGGCAAGGTAAAGCTCGAACAGATCGCCGCGATGACGCGGCGGTATGCTGGCGGGACGGATATCCTCGTCGATTACGAACATCAGAGCCGCAACAGCCAGGAGAACGGCAAGCCCGCTCCTGCTGCCGGTTGGGTCAAGGAAGTCCAGGCACGCGATGATGGCCTGTATGGTCGCGTCGAATGGACTGCAAATGCTGCCTCGCACATCAAGGGTCGCGAATACCGTTACGTTTCGCCCGTCTACTTCCACAAGGCGGATGGCGAGATCCTCGCTCTGCAGTCCGTCGCACTGACCAACGTGCCGAACCTCGACATGGTCGAGATCTCCGCTCATTCGGTTTTCCACTTTCAGCCCCCCAAAACAGAGGTTCCTATGAAAAGAGTGCTCGCTGCCCTCGGCCTGGCCGAAGGCACCGGCGAGGATGACGTGCTGACTGCCGTCAACTCGCTGCTCACCAGCTCAACGGCAATCGCCGCTGCAGCTGGCCTGATGAAGGATGCGAAATCGGAAGAGGTCATGACGGCCGTCCAGTCCGCATTCGCCGACCGCAAGAAGATCGCGATCGCCGCCGGCCAGCCCGAGAACGCTCCGGTCGACGCGATCGTAAGCGCCCTCGCCGCAGCTCACACTGCAGGCACCGTCGATCCGACTAAGTTCGTTCCGATCGCCGCGTTCCAGGAAGTACGCGACCAGGTCAACTCGCTGGTCACGCACAAGGTCGACACGGATGCCGAGACGGCCATCGCCTCCGCCATGCGTGCAGGCAAGATCACTCCGGCCCAGAAGGACTGGGCGATCTCGCTGCATAAGGCCGACATCAAGATGTTCGACGACTTCGTCGGCAAGGCTCCGGTTCTGACATCAGCGCAGCGCTCCTCAACCGCGCCCCCTGCCGCGGGAAGTGCCGCAGCAAGCCTTGATGACGCCGACCTCACTGTCATGCGTCAGTTGGGCATCAGCGCCGAGGACATGAAGAAGTCCCGCGAAGCAATGGAGGCAGGCCAGTGACCGCTCTTTCCGCACCCCGAAACACACCGCGGCGCGAGCGCACCACTCGTCACGTTCCGATCGGAGCCGGCGTCAAGCTCATCGCCGGTGGCATGGCAGGCATCAACCCGGCCGGGTATCTGGTTCCTGTTACGGCCGTCGCTACCCTGAAGGGCATCGCCCGCATCGAGCAGACGGTGGACAATCTCACCGGCTCGAATGGTGCTGTCCTCGCCAAGACAGAGGTTGGCACCTTCCGCTACGAGAACTCGGCCTCGGCCGACCTCATCACCCGCGCCGATATCGGCTCCGATGCTTATGGCGTCGATGACCAGACTGTCGCGAAAACCTCCGCCACCAACTCCCGGTCCATCGTCGGCAAGATCTTCGACGTTGATGACCAGGGCGTCTGGGTCACGTTCGCTTAAGGGGCAACACATGGAAATCAATCACGCGACCCTCAGATCCGCTGGCGTAGGCTTCAATGCCGCGTTTCAGCGGGGTCTGACCTCCGGCTCCTCGCTGAAGGACCGTATCGCCACCACGGTCCGCTCGACCACGAAGAGCAACGAGTATGGCTGGCTCGGCAAAGTGCCGCGCTTCCGTGAATGGATCGGCGACCGCGTCATCAACGCACTGGCGAAGCACGGCTATACGCTCACCAACCGTTCGTTCGAAAATACGATCGGTGTCGACCGCGACGACTTCGACGACGACAACCTTGGCATCTACGGGCCGCTGTTCGAGGAAATGGGTGCTGCCGCGCTGATTTTCCCGGACGAGCTGATCTTCGAACTGCTGAAACTTGGCTTCTCCACCAACTGCTACGACGGCCAGTATTTCTTCGACACCGATCACCCGGTTCTGGACATCAACGGCAAGGTCATCTCGGTTGCCAATACGGACGGCGGTACCGGCCCTGCTTGGTTCCTGATGGACGCGTCGCGCCCGCTGCGACCGCTGATCTACCAGGAGCGCAAGCCATTCACGAACCTGATCCGGAAGGACAAGGAAGACGACGACAACGTCTTCTTCCGCAAGGAATTCCTGTACGGCGCTGACGGCCGATGCCAGGTCGGGTTCGGTTTCTGGCAGCAAGCCTGGGGCTCGAAGCAGCCTTTGAACGCTGAGACTTACGAGACGGCCCGTGTCGCGATCGGTGGCATGAAGGGTGACTTCGGTCGGCCACTCAATCTAAACCCACGCCTCCTGGTCGTACCGCCTGCACTCGAAGGTGCTGCTCGTGCAATCGTCGCCAGCGCCTTGGTGAACGGCGGCGAAAGCAACAAGTGGGCAGGCACCGCCGAAGTCCTGGTCGTTCCGCTCCTCGCCTGATCCTCCCAAGCTTACCAGGCGAAGTAATGCCGTTCCGGCGCGAATGCCGGACGGACAATTTCCAACCCAGAAAGACGAAGCATGTCGTATCGCCGCTCTTACATCCTCCAGGCAGTCATCGGGATCATCGCGTTCCTGCGGGCAAGCCAGATCTATTCCGTCGTCTGCAACGTCGCCAGACACGTCGTCTGGGCCTTCACTGCACCGGTGGTTTACCTCGTCGAAAAGACACCAGTTCCGGCAGTCCTCACGATGCTCTTCTCGAAGTTCAAGCCTGTCATGTTCCGCGTCATCGCTTTCCTGAAGCCAGTCTACCGCGAGAGCCATGACACGCACGGTCTCAGCCTGCCGAGCGTCCGAGACTGAAGTCGCATTCGATGAATGTCCGTCCCGGCGCGTTGCCGGGCGGATTTTTCAGAGGAGATCGATTGCCGATCCGCTCTGCAAGATCCGAAAGGGAAAACGATGGTTAAGAAACCTCTTACTGCCACCTCGACTCGCACCCTCTCCACCGGCGTTGCCTTGCCTGCCAGCACGGGCGAAGGCGTCGTCCACGATATCAGCACTGTCGATGCACTGGGGCTCGGCGAGCATCAGAATAATGACATCGCCGGCGACCTCGCAGCTGCTGCTGTAACACGGCCGGTTCTCGCGGTCGGTTCGGTGGTTGAGCCGGTCAATCCGGCCCTCGCTTCCGAACCTGCAATCACCGGTGATGCTGCCGGCGACGCCGCGATCGCAGCCGCTGGCGCTGGCCCGGAGTTTGTACAGCCGGTTGCAGTCTCCATGGAGAGCTTACGTCCCGACACTTTCGGCCAGTCCGCGTTTCTGCATGTTGACGCGACAGACCTTTCGAATACCCCCGAGCGAAGCGCGACCGCTGTTGAAGTCGGGGCTGGCAATTCGGCCAGTCCCGCAGTGGAAGTAGAAACCTCGGCGTTCAGCATTGCTTCGGCTTTGGCCGAGACAGGCTGCAGCGACTATGCCGATCTTGTCGATATGGCACTCGTGGGAACGTCGCTGATATCGACGATCGACAGCGTTACTCGCGACGGCATCCTGAAGGGCTGGAGCCCTGCAGACGATCCGGCTGAGATCGTGTTCGACCTCATCAACATGATCGAAGAGCGTCGTTCATTGGTGGGAGTGACTGAGCCCGCTCATCGAACCCTGGATGCTGGACTGGTAGCGGGTGCGACGCATCTCCGCGTTTCAGCCAAGATCGCGGGTTTCCGACGCGCTGGCATCGCGCACCCGGCCGAGGCCGTCGAGTATCGCCTCGATCGCTTCACCTCCCACGAGGTGGAAGCCATCCTAACGGAGCCGAACCTCGTCGCCGAAATCATCTAACCACCGGAGCGGCCGTGCCTTACGCAACGCAACAGGATCTGATCGACCGGTTTGGTGAGGAGGAACTTATCCAACTCACCGACCGGACCAACATTCCTGTTTCAACCATCGATGCGACGCCAATCGACCGCGCCTTAACTGACGCGGCCGCTCTAATCGACGGCTATCTTGCCAAGTTTTACCGGGTACCTCTGGCGAGTGTGCCGCCGATTCTTGTGAAGATGGCTTGCGATATTGCTCGGTACTACCTGCATGGCCGGTCGGCAGACAAAGATGATCCGGTGTCGCGCGCTTATCGCGAGGCGACGCGGTGGCTCGAAAATGTCTCCAAAGGTCAAGTGACACTTGAGATCGAGGGGGTAAGCGCACCGCAAGCTGGCGGCGGTTCGGTCAAGGCATCTGCACCTGGTCGCGTGTTCACCCGCGATAGCCTGAGGCATTTCTGATGCCGGGCGCTGCGATAATCCTCGACGACGAACTTACGCCTGTCATCTCGGCGATCGGGATCTCAATCACGCATCCGGGCGGGCTGACGGCCGAAATGGCGGCGTACCTTCTGTCGTCAACGCAAAGACGCTTCGAGCGCCAAGTTGGCCCTGACGGTACGAAGTGGGCACCGCTTGCCAGACGTACGACGTTGGCGAAGATCCGTGGACGGCGTCGCGGCGCATCGAATATCCTGCGCGTGACCACGCGGCTCTATTCCAGCTTGGTCGCTGCCTCCGACGATCACTCGGCAGAAGTCGGCTCGAACGTCGAATACGCCGGCATTCATCAGTTCGGTGGCGAGATCCAGCAATACGCTCGCAGTCAGCGCGCCAGCTTCAAGAAGATCCGCAAGCGGTACCGCTTCGTCCAGCGCGGCACCAAGGGCGCGACCGAGAAAAACATCACCATCGGCGAGCACACAGTCAAGATGCCAGCGCGGCCGTATCTCGGCTTCAACGAGCAGGATCGTGCCGAGCTGATCGCCATCGGCCAGGACTGGCTCGAACGGGAGGCAAGGCCTTGATCAAATCCATTATTGATCGGCTTCAGGAAGCCGGCACACCGTTTCGGATCGCTGGTGGCGCAGGTGAACTGGCGAACGTGAAAGACCAGCCGCCGAATACGCCTGCCGTCTACGTGTACATCGCCCGCGAACGTTCGGCGCAAAGTGAGCGCATCAACTCCATTATGCAGCGAACCGCTGCAGATATCGGCGTGGTCATCGTGACCACGAACCTTTCGCAGCAGAAAAACGCGGCTGCAGCCGGCGATATCGAGACGCTCAAAACCTACGTCCGCGCCAAGCTGCTCGGCTTCATGGCCGAAGGCGCAAGCGATCCGCTTGAGCATGTCGAGGGCGAGCTGCAGCAGGCCCTCGGCGGCACTGTCTGGTTCGAAGACGTCTTCACCAATGCCCGCTATCAGGAGGAAACCGATGGCTGACGCACCGACCACTGGCGGTTCATACACCCGCAGTTCCGATGGATCACTGAAGCTCCTGGAACGCACCGAGGATCCGCAAGCAAGCGAAGCAACACCGGCACCAGCGGCGACGCCTGCCAAGCGAAAGGATGACAAATAATGCCACGCTATTGGCGTAACCGCGCGATCCTTGGAAAGATCGAAACGACTTATGGCGTCGATGCCGCCCCGACCGGCGCGGCCAATGCGCTGCAGGCGACGAACGTAAACCTCGAACCACTGCTCGGGGAGGACGTCAGTCGAGATCTCGTCCTGCCTTACATGGGCCACCAGGGCGTTCTGTTCGTCGCCAATTATGCGCGACTGTCCTTCGAGATCGAGATCGCAGGCTCCGGCGTTGTCGGTACGCCGCCGGCATCTGGTCCGCTGCTGCGAAGCTCCGGCTTGGCAGAAGTCATCTCGGCCGGCGTCGACGTGCAGTATCTGCCGATCTCGGCGCAGCACGAAGCTGCCACCCTTTGGTTCAACGGCGATGGCGTCAAGCACGCGCTGCTCGGCGCGCGCGGCACCATGAGCCTCAATCTTGCGCCTCGTCAGATCCCGAGGTTTGCCTTCGTGTACACCGGGCTTCTTGGCACGATCTCTGATCAAGCCTTGCCCGCGCAGGTTCTGACGGCCTGGAAGGCACCGGTTCCCGTAAACAAGGCAAACACGACCTTCTCTTTGCATGGTCTCTCGACCGTCGGCGTCGAAGGCGTCACGATGGATCTCGCAAACCAGATCGAGCCTCGCATGCTCATCAACCATGAGAGCATCCAGCAGGTCGACCGTCAGATGACCGGATCGGCGATCATGGAAGCTGTCAGCCTTGCGACGAAGGATTGGTTTGCGATCGCTCGCGCCCATACCAAGGGCATCCTTTCCGCCCAGCACGGCACGGTCGCTGGCAACATCGTCGCGTTCGATGCGCCGGCGGTCCAGATCGGTCGGCCGACTTATGGCGAGAGCCAGCGCATTTTGAACAACACATTGCCGCTGATGTACACGCCGGTCGCGGGCAATGACGAGTTCAAAATCACCTTCAAATAGGCTTCGAAAGGCCCTCATCCGATGTTCAAACTGTCGAGCGAACTGACCTTCCCATGGCCGGTGAAGGTGATCGAGCCCAACCCGGGTTCACCCGGTGAGCTGATCGAGCGCGAGTTCGAGGTCATCTTCGCCATTCTCGATCCCGAGGTCGGCAGGAAGCGAACTGCCGAACGCCGAGCGATCCTCGCAAAGATGACGCCTGGAATGGAGCTCGACGAACTGAAGGTTATTCAGGAAGAGATCCACGCGCACGATCAGACCGCCTTGCAAGAAGTCATTCGAGGCTGGAGTTCCATTGTCGGTGACGACGACAAGCCGATCGCGTTTACCGATGTTACCTTCCGGGCAGTTACGGCCCACGAGCGCGTTCGGATCGGGCTTGTGCGTGCCTACGAAGAAGCAATTAGCCAGGACAAGGCTCGCTTGGGAAACTGATGGACGCGGCCGCTCGATGGGCAAGAGTACGAAGCGGCCGCGTCGATCGTTCCAAGGCTACCGTCGTCGACGACGACATGCAGAAGCAGTTCCGGGAACTGGGCGTAACCATCGCAATTCCGGTCGGCGACGAGGAAATGTTCGGGATCATGCCAACTGCCTGGAATAGCTTTTGCGCCTTCCTCGAATGCCAGACGCAATGGAATGCGGTCTCCGGCATGTCGGGCCTCATCTGGCTGGGTCTCAATTATCAAAGTTGCGAAGTCGTGCTGGGAGCCCGCCGGCACTCTGGCCATCGCCGCCGACCGACGTCGAAAATCCCGCCCAAGCTCCTCGATGACCTCCGGGTCATGGAGGCTGCAGCGCTCCGAGTCCTGAACGAGGCCGACTGATGGCAAACCCATTGAAGATTTCGGCTCGCGTTGAAATCGATCCATCTCAGGCCCGCCATGGCGCGACGGCTGCAAGTAGCGCGATCGCCGGGATCGGCGATGCTGCGGGCAAGTCCGCAACGGAGCTGCAGAAGCTCATCGCAACATCGACCGGCTTGCATGACGGACCGGCCAACCAGAATGCACGCGAATGGACAGGTGCACTCGCAGCGCAGGGAAAGTCGCTCGACGATCTGCGCGCCAAGTGGAACCCGCTGTTTGGCGTGATCCGTCAATACAAGGCGTCTCTGACTGAGATCCGCACTCTGCATGCGCAGGGCGCGCTATCGGCCGATGAGATGGCGAGCGCTATCTCGCGAGAACGTCAGGCAGCACTCGCCTCGATCGAGGCGCTCAAAGGACGCAATGCCGCGATCGCCGATACGCCGGCTCATCGCGGAAACGGCAGCCAGTCGTTCAATACGTCGAACCTTGCGGCGCAGGGCTTCGATATTGCGTCGACCGCAGCGTTCATGCCCTGGTACACGGTCGCTCTACAGCAAGGTCCGCAGGTCTCGCAGGTCTTCAACGACATCAGGGCGAGCGGTCAGTCAATCGGCCCGGCCGTCGCGGGTGCCTTCACGCAAATCCTCAACCCGGTCTCGCTGGTCACGATCGGCGTCATCGCTGCAACCGCTGCCCTCGTTCAGTATCTTTCCAGCGCCAGCGAGGTCAAAACCGCGGACGAGCTGCTGAAGGGGCACGCCGAGACAATTGCTTCGTTGAGAGAACGGTACGGCCAGGCCGCCTCGGGCTTGCGAGAGTATGTCAACGAAGGTCTGAGCGGAACGATCGTTGATATCCGCGACCGACTAAAAGATGCGCGTGAAAGTATCGTTGAGGCGGCAAGCGCCCGCAGTACCTACTCGACATTCATCACGCCCTTCGTCGGATCGACCGACGCGAAGATCGTCAGCGACTACCAAAACGCGTTTATCGAGCTAAGAGCCTCCATCAAAGCCGGAGAGCCTGACCTGCTTGCGTTCCGGGATGCAATGGCCCGTATCGCCGACAATGCGAATGCGCCAAAAGGCGTCCGCGACCTTGCCGAAGAAATGCGTAAGTTTGACGACGACGTGGTCCGGGTGGCCCGCTCGATCCCTGGAATGAACCAGCAGATTGGCTTGATTGAAGGCACTGCTACCGCGCAGATCGGCGCTGTCAGCCAACTCTCCTCGGCTTTGCGCGAGCTTGCCGGGATTGCGATGCCGGCGCTTACCGATCAGGAAAGAGCGCTTCGAGCCTACCAGACCGCTCTCCAGGCTGACCCGAACAGCCGATCGGCGCAGCGAGAGTACGATGAAGCTTTGCTGCGCATCTGGAACCAAAACCCCACGGTCACCAACTCCGATGGGAACACGACCAACGTGCCAATTCCCGGTGCGAAACCTATCACGCTCGGAGACAAGCCGGCGAAGCCGGACAAGTCGGTCGCGGCAACAGCCAATGCCTATCGTGACCTCGTGAAATCGGCCGACGACCGCGTCGCGCAGATGAAGCTGGAAGCCCAGCTCGCCGGCGAAACGGGCGTTGCCGCGGAAACGCTACGGTTCAAACTCGACATCCTTCAGCAGTCCGAAGACAAGGGCAGGAAGCTCACGCCACAACAGGTTGAAGCGATCAATGCGCGCGTCGAGGCGTTCAAGAAGTATGCCGAGGAAGCAGCCAAGGCCACGCTGAAGGCCGATATCCTGTTCGAGCGCGAGCAGCTCGGCCGCTCGGCGATGGATCAGCAGATCGCATCTTCGTTGAAGGGCGCTGGCCTGCCGGTTGATTTCGACAGCTACGAGGCCGGCCTGATCCGGACGAACCTGCAGCTGCAATATGCCCGCGAGCTGACCGGCGATTTCGTTTCCACTTTCGCCAGCGGCATCTCTCAGGGCAAGGGCATGTGGGAGACGCTTGGCGATGCTGCCGTCAGCGTCCTCAAGAGGATCTCTGAAACCCTCCTCAACGATGTTTTGAACAGCCTTTTCCAAGTCAATAGCGCAGCAGCTGGTGGCGGCTCTGGCGGTGGGCTCCTCGGTTCCCTGCTTGGAGGGTTTACCAGCCTGTTCGGCGGTTCGTCGGCATTCCCTGCCAAGCCCGGTGGCAGCCTCTATGATCGCGGCGGCTATACCGGACCAGGCGGCGTCCACGAGCCACGCGGCATCGTTCATGCAGGCGAGATCGTCTGGTCTCAAGCCGATATCGCCCGCGCCGGCGGCGTCCAGACAGTCGACGCCATGCGGCTCGGCCGCCGCGGCTATGACAGGGGCGGCATTGTCGGCGTACAGCCGCTTCTCTCGGCCGGGGCGTCTGGACAGGCAGGTGCCGGCATCGCGGCCTCGCGTGGCATGATCTCGCTCAAAGTCGGCCTCGACCTCGATAACAACGGCAACCTCAAACCGCTGATCAAGCAGGTGGTCGCCGACGAAGCTCCCGGCTACGCGATCGAGATCGTCAGGGATTATGACGCTGGCATGCCGGACCGCGTGGCGGCCATCAATTCCGAACCCTGGAGGCGATAATGGCCGACCCGCTAGCACTAAGCGCAGTCTTCAATAAACTCCCCATTTCCACCGTGAAGTGGGACATCCAGCGCAATGACGAACTGTCGGGAAACGGCGATGGCGATGTATGGTCCGCCGATCTTGCAGATCCGCTTTGGACTGCTGAGATCACGTTGGGACGCGGTCTGCATAGCGAACTGAAGCAAGCCGCAGCCATCCTTCGTGCGCTCGATGGCTCGCGCCAGGCGTTCATGTGCTGCGATCCACTTTCGCTATTTCCTCAGGCTGATCCGAAAGGCACGATCCTCGGTTCGGCGGCTGTTGCGGTCCGCGTTGTCGACGCCGATCGGCGCGTGCTCCGCGTCAAAGGCTTGCCCGTCGGCTACACCCTCACAGTCGGAGACAAGCTCCAGATTACGCAAGGCTCGCTGCGGCGCTTTCATGAGATCGGAGCGACTGTCGCGGCGTCCTCGACTGGACAGAGCGACTTATCGGTCTTCCCTCGACTTCCGCTGACACTAGCTGTGGACGCGACAGTCACGCTTATTAGGCCGTCTTGTCCGGTCATTGTTGCTCCGGGCAGCCACGACCCCGGCACTGGTCGTCATACGATCACTGAGGGGGCCACGTTCAAGGTTCTGCAGAAGAAGAGGACTTCCTGAATGCGCAATCAGCCCCTCGCTGTCACAGCCGCACTTTCATCTGTTCCGGCTACCGGCATCGCGACACGGAAAGCCGTCTGGATCGTTGCCAAGAACCGCGAGACCGGCGCGCCACAGGAGGCAGGCTTCTGGGCCGGAGATGAGGACGTCAACCTGACGGTTATTCGCGGGGCCGACAATGTCCTGGTCACGAGGCCTTACTTCGGTGCCTCCAATCTTCTGTCCATCAGCGACATTCCGCGCGTCTCCGACCTCACCGCGCAAACGGTGACGATCGACCTTTCCCAGATCGCTGATGCAGTCCAGGCGTTGTTTCGAACTCACGACCTGCACCGCGCACAGGTCGAGGTCCACGAGATCGTTCTTTCGCCAGTAACCGGCCAGCCAGCCGCTCCTGACCTGCCCGTCTTTCTCGGTATCGTTGATGGCGCTCCGATACGCACACCCCGCGCCGGCGGCCAGGGAGCGGCCACGCTGAAGGTCGTCTCGGAGATGATGATGATGATACGGCGAACAAACCCCGAAAAGGGATCGTACGAGGCGCAGCGCCTCCGACAGAACGACGAATTCAACCTTTATGCCGGCGTTGTCGAGTCCTGGGAATTGTCCTGGGGCCAGTGACGTAGTACCCCGTCCGAAATCGGACGATAAGGAAAACTCCCGCGCGCGTGCAAGGTGCGCGCATGGCTCTTACCCGTCTCCCAGATTGGCGACGCCGCTACGAAGCGACGATCGACGACATCAAAACCCGCCCTTTCAAGTGGGGAGTGCATGACTGCGGGCCGGGCCTTGCCGGCCGGCTCGTACTGGCGATGACCGGCGTCGACCTCTCGGCAAACTTCTCCGTCGACTACACAGATGCCGCCAGCGCCGCCCGTAAAATCCGAGACCTCGGCTTCTCCAGCCTCGGTGAGCTGGTCGGCGCGCTTCTGCCAACCATCCATCCCAGCCAAGCAGAGATCGGCGATGTCGCGGCTCTCCTGATGCCTGGTCCGATTGGTCACGCCCTCGGCGTCGTGAACGGCGAGCGGATCTTCGTTCTCACCGATACAGGCATCGGTACTGTCGATCTTCTCGACGCCGTTTCCTGCTTCAAGGTCGGATAACGCATGATCCGCTCGGCCTTTCTTGCCCTCGCCCTCTTTCTCATTCTGGGCACCTCTGCAGACGCCGGTCCCGTTGCGGGCGCTGTTGCCGCGATCGGCGGCCTGATCAGTGGCGCGGGCGCTGTAGCGGGTCTCGTAAAGATCGGCCTGGTCGTCGCTGCCAACTTCGGTATGAGCCTGATCCAGCAGGCTCGCGCGCGCCGCGCTGCCCGCAAGAACCAAAGGTCCGCTGGCGTCACCCTTTCCGTCCAGGTCGGCGACACGGTTCCACGCTCATATCTTATCGGGACGAGAGCCACGGCCGGCATCCGGCGCTACATCGGCACATGGGGACGCGCTTCGAAAACCCCGAACGCCTACCTGACCGACGTGCTCGAAATATCCTGCCTGCCGAGCCATGCCGGCCCGAAGGGGCTGGACGCTGTATGGATTGGCGACAAGAAGGTGACGGTCCTCTGGGACGAACCGCACGAAGACGGCCTCGGCTATCCGGTCGGCGAGTACCGAAAAGACGGCAAAGACTATCTCTGGATTAAATATCTGGACGGTACGCAAACTGTCGCCGATCCTTTTCTCGTCGCAACGTTCTCAGGCGGAGACCGGCCGTTCAAGTCCACGATGATCGGACGCGGCTGTCAGGTCGTCATCCTCACGGCAAGAATTAACGAAGACTTGTTCAAGTCCGGTCAGCCACAGGGCCTCTATCAGCCGAAGCCAATGCGGCTCTACGATCTTCGAAAGGATTCGACCAACGGCGGCGTGGGGACACATCGCTGGAGCGAGCCGACAACGTGGGAATCCTCCGATAATCTAGGCGTGATGAGCTACAACATCGCTCGCGGCATCTATTACGGCGGCCGCTGGCTCCATGGCGGTCGCAACTTCGCGCAGCACCGACTGCCCGCCTCGTCGTGGATCGCCGCACTGAATGAAGCCGATCGACAAGTCAACGGCCGTCGCCAGTTCAGAGGCGGGCTTGAGGTTTACGTCGACCAGGACGGCCTCGATGTCATCGAAGACCTGCGGCTGGGATGCGCCGGCCGCGTCGCCGAGGTCGGCGGTATTTTGAAGATGCTGATCGGCGCGCCGGCGGCCGCCGTCTACAGCTTTACCGACGCCGAACTCGTCATTACGCGCGACCAGGACTTCGAGCCGTTCCCCACCATCTCTGCCACGCACAATACGATCACGGCGACCTATCCAGAGCCAGCCCAGCGATGGGCCGAGAAAGACGCACCGGAACGCAGTTCGCCAGCCCTTCTCACTCGTGATGCTGGCGAACGTCTTCCAATCACGTTCCAGTTCGACGCGGTCTCAATCGCCGACCAGGTGCAGTGCCTGATGTCGACGATGATCGACGAGGAGCAGCGCTGGCGCACGCATGAACTCGTACTTCCGCCCGATGCCTCTCCGCTTGAGCCGAACGACGTCACCGCCTGGTCGAGCGTGCGAAATGGCTATGCGAACAAAAAGTTCGTTGTGGAGCGGGCAGTTGCTCTACCTGGGCTGCTGCAGAAAGTGCTGCTCAAGGAACTCGACCCCACAGACTACGATCCACCGGAGTTCACGTTCCCGCCAGTCACTGGCCCCTCAGGGCCGATCAATCCGCCAGTACAGGCCACATTCGGCTTCAACGCCCAGCCGGCCGAGCTGGTCGATGGCGAAGGCGGCTCGCGCCGGCCCTCGATCAAGGTCAGCTGCGCGGCCGACCAGGACGACGTCGCTCGACTATGGGTGCAGGTCAGGCTGAAAGCTTCAGGCCAGAAGGTCTATGACGCCGACGAAACCCGTTACGGCGACCCCTTCGAATGGATATTGAATGCAATTTTCCTGCCCTTCACAATCTATCAGGTGCGCGGGAAATTCGTGCCTATCTCGAAGCGGGAGACCGCTTGGTCCGACTGGATCGATGTTCTCACTCCAAACATCCGCCTGACGGGCTACGACTTTCTCAACGAGTCGATCACGGCCGAGAAAATCGCCAACGCCGCGGTGACGGCCGACAAAATCATGAACGAGGCGATCACCGCCTTGAAGCTTGCCGACAAGGCAGTCTCGACGGCGAAGCTCTCGGTGGGTGCAGTGACGGCCGAAGTCCTCGCAAGTCAGGCTGTCATTGCCGACAAGCTTGCCAATGGCGCGATCACGGTCGCAAAGTTTGCCGCTGGCATCCAACCCGTATCGATCGCCACGGGCAGCGCGCTCCCTATCACCAAGACCACCGACGTCATTACCTTCGGCGGGAAACTCTACCGCTGGGATGGTACCAAATACACAGCGTCTGTTGGCAACGCCGATATCTTGGCCGGTGCGATTGATGCGACGAAGTTTGCAAACGGACTCGAGCCCGTCACGATCGTCAGCGGTTCCACTCTTCCTGTTGCGAAGACGACGACCAACATCGTCTTTCAGGGCTCGCTCTACACTTGGGACGGCAGCAAATATTCAAAACCAGATTTCGGGATCGCTGACGGCTCAGTCACCGCCGCAAAGATCGCAGATGCAGCCATCACTGCTATCAAGCTGGCATCTGGCGCTGTAACAAATGAGAAGCTTTCCGCGAATTCAATCTACGGAAACGTCATCGCGGCCAACGCGATTACGGCGCGTGAGCTGGTCCTTACAGACTTCACCAACCTCTTTAACGACTATGATCTGACCGCCACGGCAACGTGGACCGGCAACATCGATCGAATGACCGTCACCGGCACGGCAGACGCCAACGGTGGCACGAACGAAATCCGCTTCTCACCAGCGGCCGCCGACGACACGTTGACGGTCTATAGCAATTGGACACCCTGCGAACCAGGAGCTGAATACTGGGGCGAAGTGGCTCTTCGAACCGGGACCGACACTACAGCTGACGTTCGCATCCAGTGGGGATCGGTCAGTGCCGCGGGGGCGGTCGCTGCCCTTGCAGGTGCGCCAACGATAGCAAGCAAAACGAACAGCTCGGCTAACGGTCGCGTTGGGGCTTCGCTTACCGCACCGGCCGATGCCAGGCGGTTCCGCTTCGTCTTCCGCCGGAGTGGAACCGGATCAGGTGTTGCGGTCTTTTCCGGGCCGCTTCTGAAACGGAAAAACAATGCTAACTTGATTGTTGACGGTGCCATCACTGCGCTTCAGCTCGCTGCAAACGCCGTAACTGCCGATAAGATTCTTGCCAACTCGGTCACCACAGCCGCTCTCGCCGCTGGCGCAGTGACTGCGGAGCAGATCGCTGCTAATGCGATCACAGCTAAGCAGCTATTGCTGGTCGATTTCTCCAATCTGGTGGTCAACGGCGATTTTTCGCAAGGACTTGATGGATGGAACGCGAACGCCGGATACAGTGTTCGAGCGGAAACCGCTGTCGGCGGCGTAGTGGACCGTTACGCTCAGATCTCGCCAACCACGACTGGCACATTTTCCCTGATCCAGGGTAATCAATTCCCTGTAACACCTGGCGAGGAATATTACGTCGAGGCATGGGTAAACGGTTCTAGCGGATCTGGCGGAACCTTCCGTGTGGAATTGCAATTCCAGGACACGACTATAACCGGCAACGCTTACGCTCGCATTCCAGACGTGACATTCACCAACGGACGCGGCTGGGTGAAGATGACGGGCCGCATAGCTGTTCCTGCCACAGTCAACAGCAACCCCACTGTCAAAGCCAGGCTCTACGTAAGCTTCAGAGACGTGACGGCGACATCTGGAGCGTCTGTGCGTGTAGCCAATGTGTTCCTGCGTCGCGCCAATAATGCCGAGCTTATCGTCGACGGAGCTATCAGCGCCGACAAGATCGCAGCGAATGCAATCACGACAGCGAAGATCCAAGCTGGGGCGGTGTCCGCCGATCAGGTTGCCGCAAACGCAATCACAGCAAAGCATCTCGTCATCACCGATCTACAGAACCTGATCCAGAACGGCGCTTTCGCCTCAGGCGATGCAGCGAGCTGGAGTGCGCCGGCGGCTGGGTACGGTGTCCGTGCTCGCGGGTCGCAAGGCAGCACAGCAAACGTCAACATGCCCGCCCCTTTCGCAGGCTATGTGGCAGCCGGCTCCGGCTCCTTTCGATGGTATCCCAATGCGGGCGTAACGATCGAATGCAAGGAAGGCGACGAGTTCTTCTTCACAATAGACGTCGCGATCTCCGGCACGGTCAACGATACCGCTGCCCAGTTCCGCCCTCTTGCGGTTTACGCCGATGGCACCACAGCCAATAACAACAACTTCTGGACTGGCCTCAGCACTGTTTGGAAGACCTTCACTTACGTTTGGGTGGCACCTGCAGGCGCGGTGGGCTTCAAGCCCTCTATCCAGTTCAATGCCAATCCGGACGGCTACATCCTGTTCACGAATTTCGCAGTTCGGCGCAGAAATACGGCCGAGCTGATCGTCAATGGCGCCATCATTGCCGATAAGATTGCCGCTAACGCTGTCACGACTGCCAAGATCAATGCCGGCGCGGTAACGGCGACAGAGATCGCGTCCAACGCTATCACCGCTGTAAAGATTGCTGCCGGAGCCGTCACCGCTGACAAGATCGCGGCAAATTCTGTGACGGCGGATAAGATCGTAGCCAACTCGATCACGTCCAAACAGCTCTACCTGACGGACTTCTCTAACGTATTCGTCGATTACGACTTTGTTGATCCTGCCGCCTACACTGGATCGTCTCCGACCATCACTTTCCGAGGGAGCGGGACAGCAAATCGCGGCAAGAACGAGATGCTGATAAATCCGCAGAGTTCTGGACAGGATGTGAGCAGCTATTCGGATTATTACACTCTCGAAACGGGCGGTAACTTCTACGCCGAAGTTTCCATCTCCACGGACAACGTTGCTGGTGCTCGCGGTCGCTGTGAAATCCAGATCTACACTGTCGACTCCTCGTCCGTTTACACCCTCACGAGGACTATCGTCGTCTCAGACAAAACGCAGTCGACATCGACAAGCCGACAGGGTGCGAATTTCGATCTAACCGGTTCAGAGCGTGTCGTCCGTGTCAGGTTTCGTCGCCTTGGAGACGGAACGGGTAAAGTTTCCATTGGCGGCATGATGATCCGTCGCAGGCAGTCGGCCGAGCTCATTGTCGATGGCGCAATCACTGCTGACAAGCTCAGCGTCAATAGCTTGTCAGCTATCTCGGCAAACTTCGGCGACGCGTTCTTCTCGGGCTACGCTCGATCGGTAAACGGCAAGATGGTCCTCGACTTCAACAACGGCGGGATCGAGATATTCTCATGACCAGGATCCGGATCGGCCGCGATAGCACAGGCGTCGCCTGCGTGAAGATCACGAAGGGCAACATCAACCCCTACACCGAGCCGGATGCCAACCGGTCGTCCTTCTACTATAATTCCAAGTGGCCGAACGACGTGAAGCTGACGCTGACGGATAGCACTCCGTTCCAGACTGGCAGCAGGTACGTGCCATCCAATGCGAACATCAACAACTATCAAAAGGTGCTTCAGGCACCGTACGTGGGCTCTGCTGCGGTCAAGGATATCGGTGTCCGCAACACGTTCTTCGGCGATGCGCTGACCTACAGCCTGCCGCTTTTCGACGTCAAACGCCGGCGCTTGTCTGATGGAAAGTACACGGAGCTGCTTCGAGTTCGACGGGAAGGCAACGAAGGATACGGAGGGGCAGAACCCGGCTACTTCGAAACCTCCGATCGCGGACAGAGCGCCTGGTGGGAGGACCGTCCGGATGCGAGCAGCAACAGCTTCGATGTGATAGGAGCGCTTGGAGCCGGTCTCCTCTATCCTGGTCATAGCTACGGAACAGCCGACGCCAATCTGATCGAGAAAGAAGTCATCGTCTGGCGTTTGCCCGGCGACAACACTGCTCTGCGGGATGCCGCGACCAAGGCACCCGTCGCAGGTCAAAAGAGCATCGAGATCAACAAGAGTTATTGCCGGGTTGCGAAGCCTGGCTATGACGTCCGCACCGCTTCCGACACCCAACTCGCATTCGACAGTTCCGGCCGCCCGCTCGCATCGATCGCGGCCGACGACATCAATCTTCCAGCAGGGGTCAGCCAATACGAGCTTGGAATCGCCGTCACGGCCAACACGCTCGCCGATCTCTTTCTCTATGTCGACGACGTGATCACGTTTCCCATGAGCCGCTTCGGCCGAGCGCTGGTCGCCGAATACTGGTTCAGTGGCACCAAGCTCTACATCGACAACAAACAGTCCACCGCCTGTCGCTGCAGGTTCGTTGTGTTCGCCAATGATCGAGCACCGCTTTCGTCCGGAAGCTACAACGTGATCCGCAAGCTGTCGGTTGGCGGAGAGAACGTCGTCCAATTTCTGAGACCAGGTGCAGGCAACCCTCCAGCCCTGCGCGACATCGTCCTCGACAGCCGATGGCCTGCGCTTCAGATCCTGGCCGAGGGGTATCAATCAATTGCTGCTGTGGGCGAGCGTGAACCGCCTGGTGGCGTCAACGCGGGCCAATCCTTCAGCGTCGACTTCAACAGCGCCGGCTTCTTTCCGATCATCAAATACATGACCGTCCACCAGCACAGGTCATTCGGGAAATGCGTGAAGTTCCCGCAGACGCTCATCACCGAGAACTACAACGGTGACAAGCAATACCATCAGGCGAATTCGACCTACTGCCAACTCAGCAACAGCCGTGCGACCTTCTACACGTTCAACGGCAATCCCTATGCGGAGCGCTACAATGACAAGTGGGTCTTCGACTACGTGCCCGATCCCATCGTCGGGATCCGGTATTTCATCCTCGGCATCGCGACTTAACGGAGACGGACGATGTATCGCATCGATAGCATGTACGAACCCATGGCAGAGGCCGTGGTCAAAGCTCACCAGGCGCAGACAGTGGAACGGTGGGTAGCAGCTGCAGCCTTCTGGCTGGGTCGACAGCAAGTCTTCGGCGAGTCGAACTTCTGGTTTGCGGTCGCCGCGAAGGTCACCACGCTTTTGCCGGCCGTCGATCGTGCCGCCATCGAAGAGCAGCTTAGCAAGCAGGAAGATCTGCTCCTCGATAGCGTTGGAGACTGGCCGGCCATTTCAGAAGGCCTGCAGAGTGTCGTCAACTCCTGGACACCTGAGCTCAAGGAAATCGACCTCGATGCGGTTCGCTTGGAGGCCGTCGACCGGGTCGATCGCGGAGCTGAGGCGTTCCGTATGACATTCATCACGCCGGGCTTCGGTCAGGTCATGGTCTACCAGCAGAAGCTTGCAGAGGCGCGGGCGAAAGTCGCCAACCCCTCGGTTGCCGATGCCGAGATCCCGCATATCGTTGCCGAGGCGTTGGCGACTAGCAAAACGAAGGCGGAAGTAGCGCACGACGTGGTGGAGACGTTCGAACGCTGGCAGCTCGTATCGGCTTCGATCGAAGGCAAGCGTATGGCTGCCAAGGCTGCGATCGCCGCGGCCGAGACAGCTGAGGCGGTAAAAGCGGCTTCGGCGGTCGACTGGTCTTACGAGTAGGAACCGCCGCCATGTCCATGCTCACAACGTCGCTGAAGCGTCGCATTGAAGCCCTGCAGAATGAATGCGACCTCCTTGCTCAAGGCATGGATAATTTGTCGCTTCAGCTGCAGGAAGCCTACCATCATTTGAAGGACCACGAGCCAGCTTACGTGGCTCGGCAGATGGGACAGCCGATCCCGGAGACGCCGGACGACATTGGCCCTGAGCTCCATCCACCTGAAGAGTGAAATGGCAGCCCGGAGATACCGGGCGGTTGGGGCCCACGAGCACCCCAAGCGACAGGCCTTAGTTTGGAGACCAGACCTGTCCGACAGCAACTTCCATGACCGTCGCACCCGTACCCCGAGGGGCAGTGGACCGTGACAAGATTCGGATTAATATTTCATGGACAACGAGGGCCTCAAGCCGGTCGAACCTGTAAACCCTGCCGCCCCATACATCGGCGGCAAACGGCTTCTCTCGAAGCAGATAATCCAGCGGATCAACCAGATCCCCCATTCGGCCTATGTCGAACCGTTCGTGGGCATGGGCGGCGTATTCCTTCGTCGCAACCAGCAGCCTCGCCTGGAGGTCATCAACGACATTAACGGCGAGGTGGCGAACCTCTTCCGCATCCTGCAGAGGCACTATCCGCAGTTTATGGAGACGTTGCGCTTCCAGATCTCGTCGAGGCGCGAGTTCGAAAGACTATCGCGCACTGATCCGTCGACACTCACTGATCTGGAGCGCGCTGCGCGCTTCCTTTATCTCCAGCGCCTGGCGTTCGGCGGCAAGGTTTCAGGCCAGAACTTCGGCGTTACGATGCTGGGAGGCCGGTTCAACCTGACGAAGCTCGCGCCGCAGCTTGAGGACATTCACGAGCGCATGGCGGGCGTCGTGATTGAGAACCTGCCATGGCAGAAGATCGTTGAGCGCTACGATAGGCCAGGGACGCTGTTCTACCTCGACCCGCCGTACTGGGGGAATGAAGACGACTACGGCAGGGCCGTGTTTACCCGAGCAGACTTCGAAGAGATGGCGGAAGTGCTCGGCTCGATTCGAGGGCGCTTCATTCTGTCTTTGAATGCGGTTCGAGGCGTCTTCGAAACGTTCTCGAAGTTTCAGATCGAGGAGGTCGATTGCTCCTATTCCGTTGCCGGTCGAGGACATAGCAAAGCAGTCAAAGAGGTGATCATCAGCATTCAGACCTGACGCACTGGCACCGTCCTCAGCCAATCACAGTTGTTTAACTATGGGGCATTTAGAAATACACTCTTGAATGAAAGGTGATTTGCCATGGCCGAATTGACCAAGATCGAATGGACCGACCGTACGTTCAACCCTTGGACGGGTTGCACCAAGATTAGTCCCGGCTGCGACAATTGCTACGCCGAGGGTTGGTCCAAGCGGTCTGGCCACGTAAAATGGGGAAACAATCCCCGAAAGCGGACCACGGATGCTTATTGGAAGGCACCGTTGACGTGGCAGTCGCAGGCCGCAGCGTTCTTCCGTGAGCACGGTCGCCGTCAGCGTGTGTTCTGTGCTTCACTCGCTGATGTCTTCGACAACCAGGTCGATCCACAATGGAGAGACGACCTCTTCGGCCTCATCCGTGAGACGCCGGATCTTGATTGGCAACTGCTCACCAAGCGCCCGCAGCAAATCAGAAAGATGTTGCCGGCTGATTGGGGAGCCGAAGGGTATCCTAACGTATGGCTTGGGTTCACTGCTGAGGACCAGTTGCGATTTGACCAGCGAAAGTCCTTCATTTCGTCTATTCCAGCGCGAGTTTGGTTTGTCAGCTATGAGCCAGCGATCGGACCTCTGCGTATCGCTGCCAATGACCCTAAGCCAAACTGGCTGATTATCGGGGGAGAAAGCGGTGGAGGAGCTCGGCCAATGGACGCCCGTTGGGTGGAAGACGCTCTCCTAGACTGTGAGGCCTACAACATCGCGGCTTTCTTCAAGCAATGGGGTAACTATGCCAATAACCCGTTGACGGGCAGCCCTTCGATGAGCCGAGTGGAACAGAAGCAGGCCGATCCCTTCGGCAAAGGCGGCGGTCTAGTCGATGGCGCTCTCGTGAGAGACTTCCCCCTTGGATTGCGCCGGTCTGGTTGACAACCAAGGGCTTTGAGAGTGGCATACGCCATGACCAATGATTCTCTGTTCCAAGATCTGCCGCACCAGATGGCGCCCGTCTCAATCATGCAGGCCGGCGTCGATCCGGTTTGGACTGAGCATAAAGCAAAGCTCATTGCCCGGTATCTCCGCTACTTTGTGTTCATCACAAAACATGGCTGTTATGTCGATGGGTTCGCCGGCCCCAAGAATAAAGATCTGGCGGACAGTTGGGCAGCCGAGTTGGTCGTGAACTCAGAGCCACGGTTCCTAAAACAGTTTTTCCTCTGTGATCAGGACCCGGGACAGGTCAGCGCGCTTCAATCACTTGTTTCAAGCCAACCATCCGCGCCGAAGAGAACCTTTCAGGTACTGCCCGGCGACTTCAACGCGACCGTAGATCAGGTACTCGATAGCGGTGTCATTGGAGAAAAGACCGCTACTTTCTGTTTGCTAGACCAGTACAGTTGCGAATGTCATTGGGAGACGGTCAGAAAGCTCGCTCGACACAAAGGGGACGGTGCGAACAAGATTGAGCAGTTCTACTTCCTTGCAACTGGATGGCTCGGGAGATCACTTGCAGGTTTCAAATCGGGCAATCCAGTCCCTGACAACTGGTGGGGCAGCAGCGACTGGCTCGAACTGCAAGGCCTGAGCGGCGATCTGATTGCAATAAAGATGGCCGAACGTTTTCGGGATGAGCTCGGCTATCGGTTCGTTCGCCCCTGGCCGATTTATAAGCGCGAAAAAGGGAAAGGTAGGATCATGTTCCACATGATCCATGCCAGCGACCATCCAGAAGCTCATAAGTTGATGAAACGCGCCTACAAGCATGTCCTCGACGTCCCTGAGAGCGAAGAGCAACTAAACCTGGAACTGGCAGGACAACTAACCAAGTAA